TTCATCATTCTACAAAACATATGAAAGATATGAAAGTAGCAATGAACAAAGGAATGAGTTTTACAAAAGCACATAAAATTGCACTTAAAAAAAAAGGTAAGTAATGGCAAAAACAGATTTAACAAAAAATTTATTATCTAGGTACAATAGACTAGAAGGTCAAAGACAAAACTGGGAAACGCATTGGCAAGAAGTTGCAGATTATATGCAACCAAGAAAAGCAGATGTAACTAAAAAAAGAGCTAGAGGTGATAAGAGAATGGAACAAGTTTTTGATTCATCACCTATACAAGCAGTAGAATTATTAGCATCATCATTACATGGTATGTTGACTAACCCAGCAACACCTTGGTTTGCATTAAAATTTAAAGATGAAGATATTGATAATGAAGATGAAGCAAAACTTTGGTTGCAATCAGCAACAGATGCAATGTACACAGCATTTAATAGATCAAACTTTCAACAAGAAATATTTGAATTGTACCATGACTTAATTACATTTGGTACAGCAGCAATGTTTATTGAAGAAGATGATGATGACATTATAAAATTTTCAACAAGACATATCAACGAAGTATTTATTGCAGAGAATGACAAAGGCAGAATAGATACAATCTTTAGAAGATTTAATATAAGTGCTAGAGCCGCAGTACAAAAGTTTGGTGATACAACATCATTAGATATTAAGGGTATATTTAAAAAAGATCCATATCAAGAAGTAGAAATACTACACGCAGTTTATCCAAGATCAGATTTTAATCCTAAGAAAAAAGATAAAGGTAATATGCCATTTGAATCTGTTTACTTAGAATATAAAAATGGTAATGAATTATCTGTTGGTGGATTTAAAGAGTTCCCTTTCGTAGTACCTAGATATTTAAAAGCATCAAATGAAATTTATGGAAGAAGTCCAGCAATGACAGCATTGCCAGATGTTAAGATGTTAAATGAAATGTCTAAGACTACAATCAAAGCTGCACAAAAACAAGTTGACCCACCACTATTAGTTCCGGATGATGGCTTCTTACTTCCTGTAAGAACTGTACCGGGTGGACTAAACTTTTATAGAAGTGGTACAAGAGATAGAATTGAACCATTAAACATTGGTGCAAACAATCCATTAGGTTTAAATATGGAAGAGCAAAGAAGAAACAGTATTAGAGCTGCATTTTATGTTAATCAACTTATGATGCAAGATGGTCCTCAAATGACCGCAACAGAAGTTATCCAAAGAAACGAAGAGAAGATGAGACTACTTGGTCCAGTATTAGGTAGACTACAATCAGAATTATTAAAACCATTAATTGATAGAGTGTTTGCAATATTACTTCGTAACAATATGTTACCACAAGCTCCAGAGTTTTTATCTGGTAGAGACATAGAAATAGAATATGTTTCTCCTCTAGCTAAAGCACAAAAATCTTCTGAGCTACAATCTATTATGAGAGCTATAGAAATATTAGGTAGTCTTGCAAATGTTGCACCAGTATTTGATTATATTAACTTTGATAACCTTGTTAAACACTTAGCAGAAATTGTAGGTGTGCCACAAAAAATATTAAAATCACAAAACCAAGTAAACGCAGAAAGAGAACAAGCAGCAGCACAAGCTGCAGAACAACAACAAATGGCACAGATGCAACAAGTTGCACAAGCCGGAGGAGATATAGCACCACTAGCAAAAGCATTGCCGGAAGAAGCAAAGGCTTTAATTAATTCAGAAGTGGAATAATATGACACAAGATAAACAACTAGAAAAATTTATATCAGCATTAAAAAAAAATTACGAATACATATTCAATACAGATGAAGGTAAAGAAATTTTATCTGACCTTGAAAAAAGATGTCATTATCATTCTACCACTAATGTAAAAGGTGATAGCCATGAAAGTGCATACATGGAAGGACAACGTAGTGTCATTCTATTTATTAAATCAATGCTACGAAAAGATAAGGAAAAATAAAAATGTCAAGCGAACAGATAACACAGGAAACTGTGCCTGTAGAACAAGCGACTACAGAAACAGCACAACCAACAACTCCAGTAGCAACACCTGCTGCACAACCAACATCATCTTGGAAAGATTCTATTAGTGAAGATTTTAGAAATGATCCTAGTATAGAAAAGTTTACAGAAATAGATGCGTTAGCAAAAAGTTATATCAACGCAACTAAAATGATTGGTCAAGATAAAATAGTTATACCAACAAAAAATTCTGGACAAGAAGCATGGGATGAAGCCTACGCAAAATTAGGTAGACCAGAATCTCCAGAGAAATATACTTTTGATGTTAAGTCAGATGTAGTTAATATGGATGAAGGTGCTATTAAATCTTTTGCAGAACAATCTCATAAACTTGGTTTAAATAATAAACAGGCAGAAGGTATATTAGATTTTTATAAAAATAATATGGAAGGTACTGCACAACAAGCAAAGATAGATACTGAAACTGCTCAATCTCAAGCTGAACAAGAGTTAAGACAAGAATGGGGTAGAGACTTTGATGGTAAAGTTAAACAAGCTGGTGCATTAGCTAAAGCTAATATTAATCCAGAAGTATTAGATATGACTTTATCAAATGGTACAAGGCTTGGAGACCATCCAGAAATAATAAAAGGCTTTGCAAAAATAGCAAACATGATGTCAGAAGATAAAATTGTTGCAACTGAAAGTGAAAACGTAAATACAGTTGCTGACATTGAAACTGAAATATCAGCTATTACTAATGATACTGATGGACCTTATTGGAATAAGCAACATCCAGATCACGATAAAGTGGTACAACAAGTTTATACATTAAGAGAAATGCTAAATGCTGATCAATAATCTTAATGATAGAGAAATTCGGTTAGAAATATTGCGGTTAGTTAAAGAGACAGGATCTGAGGTTCAGAAAAATGATCCCTTGCTAATCGCTGAAAAATATTATAATTGGATAGTAGGTAAGAAAATTCGTAAGAACCTTACTGACAAGAAGGAATAGACTTCTGCTCTAAAAGAGTTTAAATCCAAGAATAGCCTACTCATGTGAGTAGATAACCTTTCTGATTTTTATAATAATAATAATAATAATGGAGAGACAATTATGTCATCACAAATAACTACAGCATTTGTACAGCAGTATTCTGCTAACATACAAATGTTATCTCAACAAATGGGATCATTATTAAGAGACAAAGTCAGACAGGAAAGTGTTGTTGGAAAAAATGCTTTCTTTGATCAAGTGGGTTCGGTAACTGCTCAGTTAAAAACTAGCAGACACGCAGATACTCCGCAAATAGATACACCTCACTCAAGAAGAAGATTATCTCTTTCGGACTACGAGTATGCTGATCTTATTGATCAACAAGACAAAGTACGTCTTTTAATAGACCCTACGTCATCTTACGCACAAGCCGCTGCTTTCGCAATGGGGAGAGCAATGGATGATGTTATTATCGCTGCCGCAACTGGAACCGCCTTTACTGGTGAAACTGGTGCTGGTAGTGAAAATGCTCAAACTGCAATAGCAGCTGGTGGAGCTGGTTTAACAATAGCAAAATTAAGAACTGCAAAACAGACTTTTGATTTAGCTGATGTTGATCCTTCTATCGCTAGAAATATTGTTGTAGGACCTGAGCAAATCGCAAACCTTTTAGGAACAACTGAAGTAACTTCATCTGATTTCAATACTGTAAAAGCATTGGCAAATGGCGAAGTAAATTCGTTCCTTGGTTTTAACTTTACTGTATCAAATAGACTTGCAAAATCAGGTAACGACAGAACTTGTATTGCATTTGCACAAGATGGTATCACTCTAGGAATTGGTAAAGATGTTAATGCTAGAATAGACGAGAGAGCAGACAAGTCGTATGCTACTCAAGTTTATTATTGCATGAGCATTGGTGCTACTAGAATGGAACAAGCAAAAGTTCTTGGTATAATCTGTCAAGAAGCATAATAGGAGGATATATATATGGCTAATTCAACACAATTCGCAAAGACATTAGATACACCTTCTGTTAAATTAGATACTAACGAACTACATGGTAGAGTAAGAGTAGCTTACGCAGATTTTACTGCGGCAGGTGCTCAAGAAACTATCAGTATGTTTAAGTTACCTAATGGAGCTAGAATAATTGGTGGAAGAGTAAATCACGCAGCTCTTGGTTCAAGTACAACTCTGTCAGTAGGTCATGCAGCATACGATAATGCAGCAGGAACTACTGTAGCAGCAGATGTAGATGAATACAAAGCAGCAGCAGCTTCAACATCAGTTTCAGCTTTTAACGTTGTAGCTACAAAAGCATTGGGTGAAAACTCAATCGTAGATGCACCAGATGGTTTAGTTGTTACTGCAACTACTGCTGGAGCGAATGCTACTGGACTTATTGAAGTTCAGATGACATACGTTCTAGACTAATAAATAAAATTTTAGGGGGTGGAAGCGAGAGTGGAAACCCCCTAGAGTGCATGAAAAAGATACAAGATTTAAAACCTGTATTACATTTTAAAAAAAATAATTATGTTTATAGGTATGTGTTAGTAGATAGGTTTCAAAACGATTCTAAAAATCATTATGGCTTTGATACTAAACAAGAAAAGACAACAGAAGAAATATTTTCGTTAAAAAAAGATAGACAAATCAGACGTAAATATATTATAAGGAAGTAGTATGGCATCAATAGTAGGAATATGTAATGGAGCATTAAATCAACTAGGAGCTACAACTATACTTTCACTTTCAGAAGATTCAAAAAATGCTAGACTTTGTAACTCAAGATATACTCAAGTAAGAGATGCTTTGTTTAGAACTCATCCTTGGAACTGTTTACAAAAAAGATTACAGATTGCAGCAGATGCTACAGCTCCGGCATGGGGTTTTAAATTTGCTTATACATTACCAGCGGATTGTTTAAGACTACTTAAAATATTAGACTATGATTCTAATTATAAAGTAGAAGGTAGAAAAGTTTTAAGCAACACAGAAACTATGAAAATATTATATGTTGCTAGAGTTACTGATCCAAATGAATATGATGAATTATTAAGAGAAACATTATCTGCATCTTTAAGTGCTGATATTGCTTTTGCAGTTACATCTAATAATACTACATCTCAAAATATGTATCAACTATATCAAGAAAAATTAAGAGATGCTAGATTTGTAGATTCAACTGAAGGTCAAAATGTTGATCAAGATTTAGGCATGGCAGATGTTATAGACGCAGGTACATTTATTAATTCAAGGTTTTAAACCATGGCTAGAGTTGCAGTTGAATTAACAAACTTCACAGGTGGTGAGCTATCGCCAAGATTAGATGGTAGAACAGACTTAACTAAATATACATCTGGTTGTGCAACATTAGAAAACTTAATAGTATATCCACATGGTGCAGCAGCTCGTAGACCCGGTTCTACATTTTTAGCAGAAGTTGCTAATAGTGCAAACAAAACAAGATTAATACCTTTTGAATTTTCTACAACACAAACTTATATGTTGGAATTTTCTAATTTAAAAATGAGAGTATTTAAAGATAGTGGTTCTGTACTAGAGGGAAACAAAACTATATCTGGAATTACTAAAGCTAATCCTGCTGTAGTAACTGCTAATAGTCATGGCTATGAAAATGGTGATGAAGTAGTAATTAGTAGTGTTGCAGGTATGACACAAGTTAATGGTAAAAGATTTTTAGTTAAAGGTAAATCAAGTAACGCATTTCAACTAACAGATAAAGAAGGAGCTAATGTTAATAGTTCTGGATTTACTACTTATACTTCTGGTGGTGTAGCTAATAAAGTTTTTGAGATAACAACACCTTATACTACTGCACAACTTTTTGATATTAAATTTGCACAAAGTGCTGATGTTATGTATATTACACACCCTGCACATGAGGTAGAAAAACTATCTCGTACTGGTCATACTGCTTGGACACTTACAGATGTAGATTTTACTAAAGGACCAATGCAAGATGCTAACACAACAGAGACAACTTTAAATCCCGGTCAAGCATCAGTAGGTACAAGTATAGCTTTAGTTGCTTCTGCTATTACTGGTATCAATGGTGGTAGTGGTTTTCTTGCAACAGACGTTGGAAGATTTGTTTTTTTAAGTGATGGTTATGCAAAGATAACAGCTGTTACAAATACTACTAATGCAGTTATGACAATCATTACAGCTTTAGATAATGCAAATGCTACAGCTAATTGGCAACTAGGAGCTTTCTCTGACACTACAGGTCATCCTTCTTGCGTAACTTTTTTTGAACAACGATTAGTATTTGCCGGAACAACTAACCAACCACAAACAATATTTTTTTCAAGATCAGGTGATTATGAAAACATGGATGCAAACATTGACGGTACAATAGCTGATGATGATGCAATCATTTATACAATCGCATCTAACCAAGTTAATGCTATTAGATTTATGACAGCAACAAGAACTTTAATTATAGGTACAGCAGGTGGTGAATTTACTGTATCTGGTGGTGGTACAGATAGTGCAGTTACACCTACAAACATATTAATTAAAAAACAATCTAATCATGGTGCAGCTAATGTAGATGCTATAGCTGTAGGTAACGCAACATTATTTTTACAAAGAGCTAAAAGAAAAATTAGAGAACTAGCTTATAACTTTGATGTAGATGGTTACATTGCTCCCGATATGACTATTCTTGCCGAACACGTTACTGAAGGAGGTTTAACACAAATTGCATATCAACAAGAACCCAATCAAATTATTTATGCTGTAAGAGGAGATGGTGAACTTGCAGGATTAACTTATCAAAGAGAACAACAAGTAACTGCTTGGCATAGACATATTTTTGGTGGAAGATTTGGTATAGCAACAATTACAGTTTCTGATTATGCAAACATTACAACTGGTACTAAATTAACTTTAACAAAATCTGATGGTACAATCGTTAATTTTAATTCTACTACTGGAACTGCAGGAACAAATCAATTTAAAACTCAGACTAACAATGATACAACAGCAACTAATTTAAAAAATTCAATTAATGCTAATGCTAATTTTACTGCAACAGTAAGTTCTGCGGTTGTAACAATTATTGAAACTGCACATGAAGCAACAGGATATTTAACTATTAAAAGTTTTGACAGTACAAGATTAACAGCAACTAGCGAAGGTAAGTCAGTTGTGGAAAGTGTAGCAGTAATTCCAACTGATGATACAGAATATCAAGTGTATGTTATTATTAAAAGAACAATTAATAGTATTACTAAAAGATATGTAGAATACTTAAATGTATTAGACTTTGATGAAAAAGATAACACTACATTTAATTTTTTAGATAGTGCATTAAGTTATAGTGGTGCAGCTGTAACTACTTTATCTGGTTTAGATCACCTTGAGGGACAAGTTGTTTCTATATTAACAGATGGTGCAACACACCCAAATAAAACTGTATCTGCTGGAGCAATATCTTTAGATCGTTCTGCAAAAAGTGTTAAGATAGGTTTAGCTTATACATCATTACTAAAAACTATGAGATTAAATGCTGGATCACAAAATGGTACATCACAAGGTAAAACAAAAAGAATATATGATATTACAGTTAGAATGTTTGAAACAATAGGTGTAGAAGTTGGACCAGACTTAACTAATCTTGAAAGAATACCATTTAGAAGTTCTACTGATTTAATGGATGAAGGTATACCACCATTTACAGGAGATAAGGAAGTAGAGTTTAGAGGCAATTATGAAACAGATGGTTTTATCTTTGTTAGACAAACTCAACCTTTACCTTTTACAATTTTATCGTTATACCCAAGATTAACTACAAATGATGGATAATATGTTATATATAGTACCTTACAAAAAAGAACATGGACAGATTATATTATCATATCAGATGAACCATAAAATATTAGAAGCAGACAGACATTATATTAATGTTGAAGGTGATGCTAAAAATTTAGAACAAGATCATTTAGCTTTTACAGGAATGGTAAATAATAAACCAATCTTTGCTGCAGGTATGAAAATGATTTGGGGTCAAGTAGCAGAAGGTTGGGTTATAGCATCAAATGATATGTGGAAATATCCTTTAGGTGTAGCTAAAGCAATTAAAAAAGATTTTGCTAGAGTTGCTAAAGAACATAATATAAAAAGAGTTCAAACTGCAATCAGAAAAGATTTTACTCAAGGTCAAAGATTTGCAGAGTGGCTAGGTTTAGAAAACGAAGGTTTAATGAAACATTATGGTTTTGATGGCACAGATCAATATAGATATGCGAGGATTTTTTAATGAGTTTTGTATTTGATATTGCAGCAGCAGGACAACAATCTGCACTTGGTAAATATAATCAACAAGTTGCTAATAGAAATGCTCTTGTAAAAGAACAAGAAGCTGAAGCAATAAAAAAACAAACTGAATTTGATATTGCTAAATTTGATCAACAATTTGAACAACTAACAGGAACAACAAAAGTAGCTACATTAAAATCTGGTGCAGAATTATCTGGAACTGCTTTAAATATTTTAAGATATAATGCTGAACAAGCAGAAGTACAAAAAGATGTAATGGATTATAATTCTAAAGTTGCTCAATCACAAAAAATGGAAGAAGCAAACTTTGCAAGAATACAAGGATCTATTGCAAAACGATCTGGTCAAATTGCTGCACTTGGTTCTTATGCTAGAGCTGGACAAAGTTTATTAAGAATAGGTGATGTTACAGGAATAATTTAATGAGAGATTATAAATCAGAATATGCTAATTATCACTCTACAACAAAGCAAAAAAAAAATAGAGCTGGAAGAAATGGTGCAAGAAGAATTATGAAAAAAAAATATGGTAATAGTATATTAGGTAGAGATGTAGATCATAAAGATAGAAATCCAACAAATAATAGTAAAAGTAATTTAAGACTACAATCTAAATCCTCTAACAGATCAAGGAATAAATAATGATACATAAATTTATAATAATTTTTTTTTTTGGAGTTTTTCAGTAATGCCTAAAATACCTACATTTACATCCGAAGCTAGACCTACAGCACAAGCTGCTAGTGTTGTTTCTAATATAAAAGTAAATGTAAATGAAACTGTAGCAGGAGCATTAAGACCATTAGGTAAAGCTGCTGAAGATTATTATGTAAAAGAAAAACAAATTGAAGCTAAAGTACAAGCTGGTGAATTAACTGCAAATGCAACTGTTGAAGTTTTTAATGCAGCTTCAGAAGCAGAATTAAAAAATACACCACAAGAAGGTATAGATTATTTTAATCAAAAATTTGAATCTATACAAAATAAATACAAATCAAAAGCACCTAATAGAAATGCAGGTGATCTTTTTAATATTAATTTTTCTCAAAACAAAAGTGTCTATGTTAATAATATTTTAAAAAAAACAAGAACTAATTTAGTTACTACTAGAGTTAATCAAGTAGATCAAAGAGTTAAATCAAGAATAGCAGCTGCTATTGCTTCTGAAAGTCAATTTGAATTTGATATTTTAGCTAAATCTGTAGAAGAAGATTATCAAGGTTTAGTTAATGATGGAATTATTGGTAAAAAGGATCTTGAAATTTACAGACAAAAATTACCAGCTCTTATTGAAACACAAATGGTTAAGCATAAAGCTATTAATAATGCTTTTGGAGCATTAGTTTTATTAGATGACAATAAAAATTATCCAAATATTAAAGGAGATGAAAGAGAAAAATTAAGAACAGAGTTAAGACAAATAGCAACTTTTCAAGGTAAAGTTGTAGATTTTGCAACTAATAAAAGATTATTAGAATCTAAAAAGAAAGTTGCGGCTGCGTTAGCTGGTGATGAAGCTGATAAATTTTTTGGAATAAATCCAGATGAAATTGATCAATATTACACAGGAAATGAAGAATATGACAATCAAATTAATAATTTAAACAATAAAATTATTAATAACGAAATAAGTTTAGATAACAATTATTTAACAAATGATAAAATTATTAATAAAATTTTAAATAATGAAATAAAAAATTCATATGAAAAATTTAAATTAACAGGAGAAACAGAAGCTAAAAGTATTACAGAAAGAATAGGTGATGGTTCTGTTAATTTAGATGATGATAATTTTTTTAATAATATTTTTGAATCACAACAAAACCCAGAACTAAATAAAACTAATAAAGAATTTTTTGGTTTTATAGATAAAGTAGTACCTTTAATAGAAGGATCAACAAGCTCTAAATATTTTGATAATAATTATAACAATAGATTAAGTTCTTTTAGACAAGATATGTATGGTAGATTTGTTGAAGGATTAAAACAAAATATACCAGTAGCAAAATTATTAGATTCATTATCTGATAATTATATTGCTAAAGATATATTAGATTATGCTCCAACTAAATCAAATGTAAGAGATGCTCTTTCAATTTTTGCTCAAGAACAAGAACCAGTATTAACTGAAGGTAAAACTAAAAGAATTGATGGAGAAACACCAAGCGAATATTTAAAAAGAATAGAAACAATTAATATAGATGATTCTAGTTCTAGTTTAGATGTAGATAAAAATGTACAACAAGTAGGATTTGTAGGAGATTTGTTTTTAGGTAAAGATAGATTTTTAATTGGTAATTGGAATAAAAATTATCAAACTGATAATACTACAAAAAATTCTTTAAAAGCAAGAGAAAGATTAAATCGTATGAATGAACCAGATTATAAAGTTCCAAATGATGCAGTATCTGCAATAGAAAATGCTGCAACAAATTTTGAAGATGATGGTGGTTTTTCAAAAGAATATTTAATAGATGCTTTAACTAAAATTGGTCAAATAGAAACACAGTATGAAACAAAAATACAAAGAGGAAATAATCCAGAAATAGAAAACTTTTATGCAAGATCTTATTGGCAAATAGAAGTAGATACTGCAAAAGATTTATTAGAAAATTCTGCTCCTATATTTGGAAAAAATTTTGAATCTACTTTTTCTAAATATGCAAAAGATGGTAAAACAGCAAGAGAAAGTTTATTGAATTTAAGTGATAAAGATTTAGTTAATTTATTAGAAAAAGATGACACATTAGCAGCAAACATTGCAGCATCATTAATAGTAACTAGATTTGACACAGAAATAGCATGAACCTAAATGAACAATCAACATTATTACAAGAGGGTGGATTTAGCCAAAAAGAAATAACAGGATGGAAACAAGATAAAATTAAACTACTTCAGCAAGGTGGTTTTACTACTCAAGAAATTTCTGATGAGTTTAAATTTGAACCAGATACTAAAGTTATTAAAGATTATGTTAATAAAATAACTAAAGATTATTTAGCACAAGACATAGTTATTCCAGAAGATGAAATGCTATACCAATCAAATTTAAATAGAGGTAAGCCAGTTAAACAAGCTGTAAAAGATATTAAAGAAGCTGTAGTAGGAAAAGAATTTGATGGAGATTATGTAGCTGAACAAATATTAGGAAATAATTTTTGGAATTTAAGTAAAAGAGTAGCAAAAAATCAAGGTACTCCAGAAGCATTAAAAATGCCAAGACCTGAAGATTATACTTGGACAGAGGAGTTTCTTACAACACTAGGTACACTAGCTGTTGATTCTCCTATTTATGGTCTAAGTGCTATTGCTGGTTCTCCAGCAGGAACACTGGGTGCTGGTTTTACAGGAGCAATGATACCTACTACAACTAGAGCAACTTTATTAAAAGTTCTTGAAAATCAAGATGAGGGAAAACCATCTGATGTTATGAAAATATTATTAGAAGAAACTTTATTAGAAGGAGTAAAAGAAGGTGCAAAATTTTCTGCATCTCTTGCCTTACCAATGTTAAAAATACCCGGTGGTAAAACTTTAGCAGCTAATTATATATCAAGAACTGCAGCTCAAATATTTGGTTATCAAGGAACAGGTTTAATATTAGGTGAAGAGATACCAGACAAGGGAGAGTTTGCTTCTACTTCCCTGTTATTTTCTATATTTAATATTAGATTGCCAAAAGGAAAAGCACAAAAAAAATCAAAACAAATTTTTGTTGATTATGGAAAAAAACCTACAGATGTAGCTTTAGATTTAGCAAAAAATAGAACAGTAAGAGAAGATATATTATCAGATAATGTAACAGTTAGAGCTTATGAAATAAAAGATTCTAAAAAAATAGAAATACCAAAAGAAGAAATAGAAGTTACAACAAAACCAAGATTTGATGATCCTATTGCAAATAAAGCAGCAGAAAATATTTCTTTTGAAGGAAAACAAATACCAATTACAAAAGAACAAATTGTACAATCTGTAAAAGAAGCAGCCAAAACTACAAAAAGAAAATTTATTATTAAAGCTATAGATAAAAAATATCCTGTATTAGAAGCTCTTAAAGAAGCCAATGTTAAAACTAAAACAGGAATTGAAAAGTTAAATAACTACGAACTATTAAGATTACAAGAAGGTATGCAAGGAAGATCAGCACACTTTATTGAATTTGGAACTCTTGATTTTAATACTCTTGCTGAAAATGGACCATCTCTTATATCTATTGCTAAGCCATTTGTAAAAGACAGTAAAACTGAAACAACTTTATTTAGTACATACCTAATAAACAGACACGCAGTAACTCTTGCTAAAAGAGGTAAAGATACACCTGTTGATATTTCTAATGCAGAAATACTTTTAAAAAAATATACAAATAGAAAAGTTAAAGACCCAGACACAGGAAAAATGATTAGCTATGAACAAGCTGCTAAAAAAGTAGATGTATATCAAGAAGCTGTTTTAAAATATGCTTATGATGGTGGACTTATAACAAAAGAATCTTTTAACGCATTTAAAGAAATTAATAAAAACTATATGCCAATGGCTGTAGAACTACCTAGACCCGGAGAATCTGGGTTTATTAAAGGAGCAAGTAATCCATTTAAAAGATTAAAAGGTCAAAAAAAATATAAAATTATAGATCCATTAGAAAGTATTCTTAAAAATACAGATTACATTGTTAGAATGACAGAGCTTAATAAAACTAAAAATGATTTTATGAATATAATTTTAGAAGCTCAAAAAAAAGACCCATTAGCTTTTGATTGGATTAAAAAGAAAAAAGGAGAATTAAAACCAATTACAATTCAAAGAAAAGAATTAGAAAAATTTTTTGATAAAGAAACTCTTGAT